AGGTTATCTGCCTTATGTTCAAGGAAAGTATAAATTAGTTATTGAAACAACTGGTTCAGCTTCAGTATCTTTAGACGAAGATGATATTATTGGTGGATATTCTTTATCTTCTCCTACTAAAAATTCTAAATACAATAGAGTAATTGCAACATTTATAAACCCAGATCGTAACTTCCAAGCAGATCAAGTTACATTTCCACCAACAGATGATAGTAGTTTGGCAACAGCAGATAAACACGCAACTATGAAAACTGCTGATGGTGGCTTTTTATTAGAGGGAAGATTTGATTTTAAAACTATTACCTCTCCTTACCAAGCAGAAGAAATGGCAGAAATAGTATTAAGAAGAAGTAGAGAATCTTTAGGTCTTACAATTATAACTGGTTTCAATTCTTATCAATTACACATTGGAGATATTGTAAATATAACATTATCTAGTTTAGGTTTTAGTTCTAAAGCTTTCAGGGTTATACAAATGACTTTTAATGAAGATTATACAATCACTTTGCAATTAGTGGAACATCAAGATAGTCATTATACTTTTGCATCAAAAACAGAAGTTTCATCAACACCATCAACAACTTTACCAAATCCTTTTGTTATTCAACCACCAGCATCAATAACATTATCAGACGAGTTGATAGAATATGCAGATGGAGTTGTACTTACTAGATTAAATATATTAGTGGGTGCTAGTACCGATAATTTTGTTCAATATTATCAAGTAGAAGCTAAAAAAGCTACAGAGTCAGATTTTAAGATAATATCTAGTGGAACACAATTAAACCATGAGTTTATAAATGTAGTTGATGATATTACTTATGATGTAAGGGTAAAAGCTATTAATAGTTTTGGTGTATCATCAAGTTATATATCAGCTTCAAGAAAAATTATTGGTGCAACAGATATTCCAAGTGATGTAACAGATTTATCAGTAAGTTTGGTTGGTTCAAATCAAATGGAGTTATCTTGGACTCCTGTTTTAGATTTAGATATATCTTGGTATGAAATAAGGTTTCAAGATGTAACAAGTGGTGCTACTTGGAATGAAAGTACACCGATTGCAAAAGTTGTAAGAAGAAAATCAAATAGTTTAGTAGTCAATGCACAAATCGGTTCTTATTGTATAAAAGCTGTTGATAAATTAGGTAATAGTAGTGCAAATGAATCAATAGTATCTACTAATATTTCAGGATTACAAAATTTTCAAAATGTTTTAATTGTGAGTGAATAATGGCAGATTTTGATGGAACAAGAGATAATAGTGTTGCAATATCTGAAGATAATGCTGGGAGAAAAGTATTAATATTAGATACTATTACCCAAGTTGATAGTTTAGTTGGTAATTTAGATTCAGCAGAGGGTGTATTTGATTTGGGTGGAACAGATTCAAGTTCTAATCCTACTAACTCAACTGCAAATGTAAAATCATCTGGTTTCTATGATTTTGATAATACCCTTTCTTTAGATGCTGTTTATGACACTAATTTAGGTGCAGTTATTGGTATGAGTTCGGAAGATGAGTATGATTTGTTTGATTCTGGCAGAGGTGCAACTTTGTTTGAAGATGCAAAAGCACCTTTTGATGGTTCTCCTGAAATACAATGTGGTGCTGAAGTGCAAGTAGGTTTTGATGATTCTAGTTTAGCAAATATAACTTCTTTTCAAAAAATAGCACAACAAAGCACAATCAAAGGAAGATTTTTTAAATTTAGATGTAAAATTACAAGTGATGACAATAAAGTTAGAGCAAAAGTTCATACATTACAATTTAAAGTAAATATGGAAAAAAGAACAGAGTCAAGTCAAGATGTAGTTTCAGACGCATCAGGAACAACTATTACTTTTGTAAATGCTTTTTTTGCTGTGCCTAGTATTGGTATTTCAGCACAAGGATTGCAAACAGGCGACTATTATCAAATTACAAGTAAATCAAAAACTGCCTTTACAATAAGGTTTTATAATAGTAGTAATGTTGGAATAAGTAGAACATTTGATTATCAAGTTGTAGGACATGGCTTGAAATCTTAATAAAAATAAATTAAAAGGAATATATGAGTCAAGTATCAGATGTAGTTTTAGCAAATCAAGGTTTCGCAAGTTTTAGAACAGAATTGAATAATATATTAGGTGCATTGAATACTCAGCATGTTGGAAGCTCAGCACCCGGTTCAGTTGCGGCTGGTACAATTTGGGTTGATAATGGAACATCAGGTGTTTTAAAAGTAAAAATAAATGATGGTTCTGATAATGTAGAGTTGTTTCAAATTAACATCTCATCAAATGCTGTAACTAGCACAATGTCAGTTACAGGAACTATATCAGAAACAGACCCACAAGCGGCGGCATTAGCAATCGCATTAGGATAAGGAGAAAGAATGGCAAATACATTTAAAGTAAAAACAAATGCGGCTATGCCGAGTTCTGCTGGAACACCATTAACATTATATACCTGCCCATCATCTACTCAAACTATTGTGATTGGACTAACTCTTTGTAATGTTCACACAACATCAGTAACAGCAGATGTTCAATTAGTATCAGACACATCAGATACTGAAACAAACGAAACAGTAAAATTAATTGATGGTGTAACAATACCGGCTGGAAGTTCATTGGAGGTTTTATCAGGTGGAAAATATGTTTTACAAGCAACTGATATTTTAAAAATAGATTGTTCAGTAGCATCTAAAATAGACGCAACATTATCAATATTAGAAATAACATAGGAGATTAAATGGCTTATATTGGCAAAACTCCAACAGCAGTACCTTTAACAAGTTCTGATATTACAGATGGAATTATTTCTATCGCAGATTTAGCAACAACAGGAACAGCATCAAGTTCTACTTTTTTAAGAGGCGATGGTGCTTTTGCTGAAGCGGGTGGTGGAAAATTATTACAATCAGTTTTAGTTACTACAAGCACAAACCAAGCAATATCATCAGCAACTTATGCTGATTTAACAGGAATGACAGCTAATATAACCCCTACAAAAACATCTTCAACCTTACTTGTTCAATCTTATATGAATATTGCTTTAACTGTCGGTGCTGGTGCTGATGAGGGATTTTATTCTCAAATTTTAAGAGACAGCACAGTTATAAATAATTCTGCTACAGGAACTGGCTATGGTTCACTTTATTATTACACAGGTGATGCTAGTAATTTACATTTAGTTGATGTTAATATTGCGTCAGATAGTTCACATAATACAACTTCTCAAGTAACAATAAAAGTTCAAGGAAAAGTACCTGAAGGTGCAGATAGCATACAATTTAATTTTAACGGTCTTAAAAAATCTTATTTATTAATTCAGGAGATTGGATAATGATTACTTATTCTCAAGCTATAAAAGCTATAAACCCAAATGCACAATTTTCATATTCAGGTGATGAGGGTTCTTCAGACACATTAAATAATATTGAATGGTTTAATACAACTCCAATAAATAAATCTGATATTATAAAAAAACATGAAGAATTACTAAGTAATTATGAAAACAATAAATATCAAAGAGATAGAAAAAAAGAATATCCATCAATAGCAGATCAATTAGACGACATTTATCACAATGGAATAGATGGTTGGAAACAAACAATAAAAGCAGTTAAGGACAAATATCCAAAGGAATAATTTATGGCATATATAGGCAAAGAACCAATAGTAGGAAACTTTCAAGTTTGTGATGCAATAAGTGTAGTTAATGGACAAGCATCTTATACTATGCAAGTATCATCTGTAAATGTAGTGCCAGAATCTGCAAATCACATGCTGGTATCTTTAAATGGTATCTTACAAAAACCAAATTCTAGCTTTACTATCAGTTCTTCCACAATTACTTTCGCATCAAATTTACAAACTGGAGATGTTATAGATTTTATAATGTTACTTGGTAATGTTTTAGATTTAGGAGTACCAAGTGATGCCACAGTTACAGATGC